GAACAGTTGCAGGAAAAGTGGGCACCTCTCCTCAACTATGAGGGACTTGATCCAATTAAGGATCCCCATCGTAAGGCTGTAACCGCCGTCCTGCTGGAAAACCAAGAAAAATTCCTTCGTGAGCAAACCTCCTTCGAGCAAGGTGGAATGCTGAACGAAGCAACACCAACAATGAGCACGGGCTCTGTCGCAGATAAGCCAGGTTTCTCTGGTAGCGCCGCAGTTGGTGGCCCAACCGCTGGTTTCGATCCCGTTCTGATCTCCTTGATCAGACGCTCCATGCCTAACCTGATCGCATATGATCTGGCTGGCGTTCAACCAATGAGTGGCCCTACTGGACTCATTTTCGCAATGCGCTCCCGCTATGGTACTAACCGTACTGCTGGCGATGAGGCATTCTACAACGAGGCAGATTCTGCATTCTCTGGACAGCCATTTGGCCGCGATGATTCTGCAGGTTTCAGTGGCACTGCTACTGGTATGGGTACTACCTCTCAGAGTGGAAACAACCCATCTGTACTGAACCCCACCAGCACTGCAACCGAAACCAACTTCAACGTTGGACAAGGTATGCGTACCGACTCCGCTGAAGGACTGGACACCGGAGCAGACGCATTCAACCAGATGAACTTCTCTATCGAGAAGGTCACTGTTACTGCTAAGTCCAGAGCACTGAAAGCAGAGTACTCCTTAGAACTCGCTCAGGATCTGAAGGCAATTCACGGCCTGAATGCTGAGGCAGAACTCGCCAACATTCTCTCCACTGAGATCTTGGCTGAGATCAACCGTGAAGTCATCAGAACCATCTATAAGGTTGCTGAGCAAGGCGCGGTATCTAACGTCGCTAACGCTGGCGTATTTGATCTCGACGTTGACTCTAACGGACGTTGGAGTGTTGAGAAGTTCAAAGGACTTCTGTTCCAAATCGAGAGAGATGCGAACGCAATCGCACAAAGAACTCGTAGAGGGAAGGGCAACATCATCCTCTGCTCCGCAGACGTTGCTTCCGCCCTTACCATGGCTGGTGTACTTGATTACACTCCTGCCCTCAACGCTAACCTCACCGTTGATGACACTGGTAACACCTTCGCTGGTGTTCTGCAAGGTAAGTATCGCGTATACATCGATCCTTATTCTGCTAACCTCACCTCTTCAAACGGAACAGGTGGAAACCAGTATTACGTTGTTGGTTATAAGGGTACTTCTCCTTATGACGCTGGCATCTTCTACTGCCCATATGTACCTCTCCAAATGGTTCGTGCCGTTGGTGAGAACTCCTTCCAGCCAAAAATTGGATTCAAGACTCGCTACGGCCTCGTTGCGAACCCATTTGCTGAAGGAACTACTCAAGGCCTTGGCGCTCTCACTACTAACGCAAACCGTTACTACAGAAGAGTTGCTGTTAAGAACCTCATGTGATCTAAACTCACAAGAGTCTATCAGGGAGTCCTTCGGGACTCCTTTTTTTATGTCGATAAATAGTTAGAAAATTCAGAAAAATGCCTTACCATATCAAAACACCAAGTGTATTAAATCCTGCTATTGGTAATGTTTATTATAAAGAGAATGATACTTGGACTGAAACCTATGCAGATAGGAAAGTTTATGAAAATGAATCTGATGCCAATGCTCGCAAAAATACGGTTGTCACCAGAACTTTGGGTGACAAGACTATGACGTACACACCAAAACATTGGGCTAATGCCACTGTTGTAAGTGAATAATCATGCCAAATCCATACGATAAACAGGTATCTAATAGGAACTTTTTATCTCCTGTTGGTTTCAAATTCACATTGAATAGAGCACAAAAAGTTTCTTTTTTGGGGAACAGTGCAAATATTCCAGGATTGTCTCTTGGTGTTGCCAATCAGGCAACTCCCCTTAAAGATATTGATACTCCTGGGGATAAAATTATTTTTGATGATTTCACTCTAAGATTTTTAGTAGATGAAAATCTGGAAAATTATCTAGAGATATACAATTGGATACGTGGTTTGGGATATCCAGAAAGTTTACAGGAAATTATTGATTTTCAGCAATCAGGAAAGGTTGATAAAAATCCATATGGTAAAGGGATGGACATATATTCTGATGGAACTTTGCAAATTCAAACCAGTAACTTTGTTCCAAATTTTCAAATAAAATTTAAAGATTTGTGGCCATATACTTTGACAACTTTAAATTTTGATGCTACTAATAATGACGTTCAGTACTTTACAGCAGACGTAACTTTCAAGTATACTATATTTGATATAACTGATTTGGCTGGCAAACCTTTATGATCGATCTTGATAAACTTCAAGAGACGTGGGAAAAAGATTCTAAAATTGATATGGACAACCTCCATACAGAATCAACTAATATTCCCACTCTTCATGCGAAGTATTTTGAAATGTACAACACTATCTTTCTTTTGAGAAAGAAGGCAGAACAACAGAAAAAAAATATTAGACATGAAAGGTATGAATACTTCAGTGGAAAAGCAGATCCTGATGTATACATAGAGAACCCCTTTCCTAAAAAAATTCGTGACAAGGATACAATGCAGAAGTACCTTGACGCTGACGAAAAATTGTCTACAGTATGTTTGAAGATAGACTATTATGATACCATGCTTGTCTACATTGAAAGCATATTAAAGCAAATAACCAATCGAACCTACCAAATTAAAAACGCAATAGAGTTCATGAGATTCAATGCAGGATTAGGATAATGGATGACTTTACAATAGAGTCAGAAGATTTTGATGATAATTTGCCCTATGTCGAGTTGCAACTTGATGTCAATGATATTCATTTAATTTATAGATCTTTAAATAAAATGTTAGAAACTTGGCCTGGTGGACATCCAGCAGAACAAGAAAGATTGTACTATTTAAAAGATTTTGTATATAGAATTATACTAGAATACAAGTTTAAAATGGATTAATAAATATTTGTAGATGAATGGGCTTACGTGATTGATACGACTGCCAATCTTGTTATATCTAAATCAAACGAAGTATTTTTAACAATCAATACTGAACCTCATATAGAATACGAACTTAGAGATCATTTTAAGTTTGAGGTTCCTAATGCAAAATTTATGCCACAATACCGTGGTAGAAATTGGAACGGAGAGATCCATCTCTTTGATATGCGTTCCAAAAAAATCTACGTCGGATTACTAGACAAGATCGTAAATTTTTGTAGACAGTATGGATATACCTATAAATTTGAAGATAATAAGTTCTATGGTGCCCCCTATGAAGAGAATGGGCAGATATCCATGGAAGGTGTTAAGGATTACATGCATTCCATTTGTGCCCATACTCCCAGGAAGTACCAAGTTGAGGGAGTATACGGTGCCCTAAAGCATAATAGAAAACTATTGATATCTCCCACTGCTTCTGGCAAATCGTTGATGATCTATTCTCTCGTAAGATACTACGTTGACAAAGGAGAAAAAATTCTTTTAGTTGTTCCAACGACATCTCTTGTAGAACAGATGTATAAAGATTTTCTTGATTATGGTTGGGATGCTGATTCATATTGTCATCGTATCTATTCTGGTAGAGAAAAAACTAATGAAGCTCCAGTAACAATTACAACTTGGCAGTCTGTATATAAACTAGAAAGATCTTTCTTTGAAGACTATGGTTGTATTATAGGTGATGAAGCGCATTTATTCAAGTCTAAATCTTTAATTCAGATTATGACTAAGCTTCACCATGCTAAGTATAGATTTGGTTTTACTGGCACACTAGACGGCACACAGACACATAAATGGGTTCTTGAAGGATTATTTGGCCCATCATATAAAGTAACAAGAACTGATGAGTTAATGAGACAGGGGCATTTGTCACAACTTGATATTCAATGTCTTGTGCTTAAACACTCACCTCAAAAGTTTGAAACTTATGAAGACGAGATACAATATTTAATCAGTCACGAACAACGCAACAGATTCATAACAAATCTATCTTTAGATCTTAAAGGAAACACTCTTATTCTTTTTGCAAGAGTCGAAGCACATGGTGCTGTACTCTATGAAAAGATAAATAAAAACAAGGATAGCAACCGTAAAGTATTTTTTGTACATGGTGGTGTGGATGCAGAGGAGAGAGAACTGGTAAGAGAGATTACAGAACGAGAAAACAACGCTATTATCGTTGCCTCTTATGGAACTTTTTCTACAGGTATCAATATTAAAAATCTCCATAATGTCATCTTTGCCTCTCCAAGTAAGTCCAGAATCCGCAATCTTCAAAGTATTGGACGAGTTCTTAGAAAAGGAAAAGGAAAAGTAAAGGCAACTTTATATGATATATCAGATGATTGCACTCACAACTCAAGAAAAAATTATACGCTCAATCATTTCATAGAAAGAATAAAGACATATAACGAAGAAAAATTTAATTATGAAATAATCACTATAAATTTAAAAAAATGATGGAAGATGACTTTTACGCAACAATAAAATTAAAAACAGGTGAAGAAATCTTTGCTAAGGTAGCAGCCTCAGAAGAGGAAGACAAAACAATGCTTGTAGTTTCAAATCCAATCATTGTGTCTGAAGTAAAAGGAAGAAGCGGTACAATGGGATATAGAGTGGAGCCTTGGTTAAAGACAACATCAGAGGATATGTTTATCATTAACCTGACTGATATTCTAACTCTTTCAGAGTCTTCTGATATAGAAATGATTATGGTTTATCAACAATATGTACGTCGTCCACTTAACAAGGGTGACAATCAAACAAAGATTAGTAAAAAGATGGGATACGTTACTAATGTGAATGATGCTAAAGAAGTATTAGAAAAGATATTTAAAATAAGCTAAGCTTTCCTTATCAACCCTAACAAAGGTATTCTACACATTAATCAGAGTCTTGTCAACTATTTGAACAAATGCTATAATTCATACATATTATGAAATTAACTTATGAATACTGTTATGGGTAAAAGAAAAAGATCAGAACATTATGTGAACAATAAAGAGTTTCTTGCTGCTTTGATTAAATATCGTGAGGATGTTGAGATTGCTCATATTAAAAAATACGGAAGAGAACCAACCAAAGAGGATAGGGCAGGAAGATGGGATACAAAACCACCAATCCCAAGATATATTGGTGAGTGTTTCTTGAAGATTGCAAATCACTTGTCCTTCAAGCCAAACTTTGTGAACTACATGTTTAAGGAGGACATGATCTCTGATGGAATCGAAAATTGCGTTCAGTACATTCATAATTTTAATCCTGAGAAATCCCAAAATCCTTTTGCTTACTTTACGCAGATCATTCATTATGCGTTTCTCCGCAGGATCCAAAG